TGCCGCCTACGGCGCCGCCGCCGGTGCCGCCGCCGGCCCCGCCGCCCAAGCGGGCGCTTGCGGCGGCCGGTACCGCGGCCGACCCGCACGACGCCATTGCCGCCGCGGTCGACGATCTGCTCGACGGCGACGGCTGGCAAGCGGTGGCCGAGCCGCTGATCGACCCGGTCATGGCGCTGCTCGACGACTGCGGCGGCGACCTCTCCGCCTTCCTTGCCCGCCTGCCGGAGCTGGCGGCGGCGCCGCCCGACCCGAAGCTGTTGGAGACGCTGGCCCGGTTGCTCGGCAACGCCCGCCTCGCCGGCCTGGCCGGCGGCGCTCTGACACCCGGCGGCGCACCCGAACCCGGGCGGGTGCGCCGTGGCTGAGCCGCTCAAGGCGCTTCCTCACGCCGTCGTCGACATCCGCCCCGTGCCGTTCGAGGCGGCGATCAAGTATTTCCGGGCCAAGGCCGACCTGCCGGGGCAGTTCAGCTACAAGGATGTCTGGGCGCAAGAGCACACGGCGGCCTTCACGGTGGCCAAGGCGATGCAGCTCGACGTGCTGCAGGACATCCGCGCCGCGGTCGAGCAGGCGATCGCCGACGGCACGACGCTGGCGGACTTCAGAAAGCGCCTGAAACCGCTTCTGCAGGCCAAGGGCTGGTGGGGCCGCAAGGAGATGGCCGACCCCAAGACCGGCGAGGTGAAGACGGTCCAGCTCGGCAGTCCGCGCCGCCTGCAGATCATCTACGACACCAACCTGCGCACCGCCTACGCCGCCGGCCATTGGGAGCGCATCGAGCGGCTGGCCGAGGATATGCCCTGGCTGCGCTATGTCCACGTCGCCTGCGAGCATCCGCGGCTCCAACACGTCAAGCTGCACGGCACCGTGCTGCCCGTCGGCGATCCGTTCTGGTCGGTCCATTACACGCCGAACGGCTGGCGCTGTCACTGCCGTGTCCAGCAGTATTCCGACGGCGACCTCGCGGAATTCGGCCACACGCCGTCCAAGGCCGCGCCCAACCTCGGGCCACCGAAGGCCTGGACCAACAGCCGCACCGGCCAGACCGTGATGGTGCCGGCCGGCTGCGATCCCGGCTTCGGCCACAATGTCGGGCAGGCGGCACGCGCCGGCTGGGCGCGCGACTGGCTTACCACCAAGGTGTCGACAGCCGATCCGGCGCTCAGCCGGGCCGTGCTCGGCGCCTGGCTGAAATCCGACGACTTTGCAGCCTTCCTGAAAAAGCCCCAGGGCTCGGTGCCGGTGATGATGCTGCCCGAACCGGTGGCCCAGGCGATCGGCGCCAAGCAGCGGCTGGTTGTGCTGTCCGACGAAAGCGCGGCCAAGAACCTCGAGCATCATCCGGAACTGACGGTCGAGGACTACCGGGCACTGCCGGGCATGGGCGATGCACCGACGGTGGTCGCCCAGGATGGAGACAACACGGTGGTGATCGTCAGGCGGGGCGACAAGGTCTACTGGGCCGCCGTCAAGGCGACCAAGACGGGCGAGACAAACTTTCTCACCTCGTTCCGGCGGACCAACGACAAGGCGCTCACCCGCGCGCTCGACCGGGACGGGGTGAAAATCCTGCTGGATCGGAGAGGGGAGTAAAGGCGGGCGCGCGGCGGGGCCTTCCTTTAACCCCGCATGGCACTCCGGGCGGAGACCGCCCGTGTTACGGCCGGAAGAATATCACCGCGTCACGCGCGCCCGGCTTTGATATAAGATGTCGCCGTGCGGCGCGCAAGGATGCGGGGCGCAGTTGCCGGCCACCGGCCGGCCACCGGGGCTCTCGGACCCTGTTCTTAGCGCTCTTAACGGCTCTTAAAGGGGTATTTGCAGACGCGGGGCCGATGACGGCCCGCGGAACCCCAAAGGGGGCCGGCGGAACGGTTCCGGCGGACACGGGCTTCGCGCGTCGGGCAGGGTGGCGGCAGATCAATCACCAAGCCCGTCCCACCGATGACCGCCCTGCTCGCGACCCATGCCGTTGCGCTCCCGGCCCAGCCCAAGGACTGGATCCAGCTGTTGCCGCTGGGTACGGTGACCGGGCTCGACGGCCGCGGCCCGTACCGCGTCGGCGACAAAGCATCGGCCCATGCGGTGGTTGATGCCTCGAAATCCTACGGCCAGGGCCTGCCGCTCGCCATCGACTACGACCATGCCACCGATCTCGCGGCATCCAAAGGGCAGCCGGCGCCGGCTGCCGGCTGGGTCCGCGAGCTGGAGGTGCGCGACGATGGCATCTGGGGCCGGGTCGAGTGGACCGGTACTGGCGCGGCCCGGCTCCAAGACGGCGAATACCGCTACATCTCGCCGACTTTCCACCACGGCAAGGACGGCACGGTGCTGCGCCTGGTGCGGGGCGCGCTTACCAACAACCCGAACTTCGATCTGGCCGCGGTGCTCGCCGCGGCCCAGGGCGCGTCCGCGCCTGCACCTCCCGGAGGCACGATGGACCTGACGAAACTGCTCGAAGCGCTCGGCCTCGTCGCCGGCACCAGTGCCGAGACGGCGCTGGCCCACGCCAGGGAGCTGGCCGCGGCGAAGACCGCATTGGCCGCCGCCGCTGCCGGTCACGCGACCTGCCCGAAATGCGGCCACAGCTTCGCCACGCCGGCCGCGGCGACCGCAGCCGCGGCGCCCGACCCGACCCAGTGGGTGCCGATGGCGCTCTACACCGCTACGGCCGCCCGGGTGCAGGCGGCCCAGGCGACCGAGGTCGATGCCGCCATTGCGGCCGGCAAGGTACCCCCGGCCCTGCGCGACTGGGCGGTCGGCCTGCACGCCTCCAATCCCGCCGCCTTCAAGGCCTTCGTCGCCGCGGCGCCGGTGATCGTCACCGCCAGGGCCAGCGCGGGCGCCGGGACCAATCCGCCGCCCGGTGTCGCCACCGACGCCCTGACCAATGCCGAAAAGGCAATGGCGGCGGCGCTCAACCTCTCTGAGGAGGCCTTCCTCAAGGCCAAGGGAGGCGCCAAGTGACCGCGCTCACCGATGGCCGGCTGACGCCGACCCGCACCGAAGACGGGGTCACCAGCTGGCGGCTGCCGGTCAAGGCCAGCGCCGTGATCTATCCGGGCGCGCTCGTCGCGCTCGACGGCGCCGTGGCGCGGCCGGCGGCGACCGCGACCGGGCTGCGCGTGCTCGGCCGCGCCGAGACGCGCGCCGACAACAGCACGGGTGCCGACGGCGCGATAGTGGTCGCGGTCCGGGCCGGTACCTACCGCTACGAGAACGCCACGGCGGGCGACGCCATCACGACCGCTCACATCGGCCGCACCGCCTACGCCGTCGACGATCAGACGGTGGCGCTGACCGCCGCCCCCGCCAACGGCAGCCCGACCCGCAGCCCGGCCGGCGTCGTCCGCGACGTGGACGCCACCGGCGTTTGGGTCGAAGTCGGCACCGCCGCCGCCCTGCTCGCCAGCTGAGGACCGCATCCATGGACCTGACCCCCGCCAACCTCTCGATGCTCTATACGGGCTTCCGGGCCAATTTCCAGGCCGGCTTTGCCGGCATCGCGCCCGAATGGCGCGAGATCGCCATGGAGGTTCCGAGTAGCACGGCGTCCAACACCTACGGCTGGATGGGCGACCTGCCCGAGGTCCGCGAGTGGGTGGGTGAACGCGTCGTCCACGAACTCAACGCCTATGGCTACACGCTGGCCAACAGGCGGTTCGAACTGACGGTCGGGGTCGATGTCGACCAAATCGACGATGATCAGTATGGCATCTATGCGCCGATCGTGACCGAGTTCGGCGCCTCGGTCGGGCGTTTCCCGAACCGCCTCGTGATGTCGATCCTCAAGGCCGGCACCACCGCCGGCATCGCCACCGGCTACGACGGCGTGCCGCTGCTGTCGGCCCAGCATCCGCGGCTCGATGCCAACGGCAAGAAGGCCAACGTCAGCAACTGGGATGGCGGAAACGGCACGCCCTGGTTCCTGGTCGACCTCAGCCGCGCCATCAAGCCGCTGGTCTATCAGCCGCGCCGGGCCTTCGACTTCGTGCGCCTGGACAAGTCGACCGACGAGTGCGTGTTCCAGGACAACCGGATCATCTACGGCACCAAGGGTCGCTGCAATGCCGGCCCCGGCTTCTGGCAACTGCTCCGCGGTTCGGCGCAGCCGCTCAACCCGGCCAGTTTCGCCAGCAACTTGGCGGCTTTCGAAAGCCTGACCTTCGAGCGCTCGACCGACAACGCCGGAGTGCGTGCAACCCATCTGGTGGTACCGCCGGCCCTCGAAGCCGCGGCGCGCCAAGTCGTCGAGGCCGATCTGGTGCCCCAGGCGGTGGATGGCGGCGGCACGGTCGCGGTCAGCAACGTCTGGAAAGGCCGGGTCAAGCTGCTGCTGCTGCGCTCGCTGGGCTGAATACCCGGGCCGCCCCACTGGCGGCCATAAGTGGACCGGCGGGGCGGTCAGGTCGGGCAGGCTCCTCTGGAGCCGGGTCCGGCGAAAGATCACGAGGCCAGAGCCTCGTGATCACCCCGACAAACCGAGAGGACGCCATGGCTTACGCCACCCTGGACGACATGACCGGCCGCTACGGCCGCGACGAGCTGGCGCAGCGCGCCGACCCGGCCGAGACCGGCACGCCCGACCCGGCGATCATCGGCCGGCTGCTGGCTGACGCCTCCGAGGTGGTCGACGCCTATGCCGCCGCCCGCTACCGGCTGCCGCTCAGTCCGGTGCCGGGGCCGGTCGTGCGGCTCACCTGCGACATCGCTCGCTACCTGCTGTGGTCGGATGCTGCGTCCGAGCGGGTGCGGCAGGGCTACGAGGACGCGCTCAAGGACCTTGAGCGCGTCTGCAAGGGCATCATGCGCCTGGAGTGCGCCGGCCTGGAGGCGGCCCCGGCGCCGGACGGCGATCTTTCGGTCGCGTTCGACCCGGGTACGCCGCCGGCCCTGACCCGCCGCACCATGGGGGGCTGGTGATGACCGACCCCGGCGTCTCGCTCCGTCTCGATGTCCGCGGCCTGCCCGCGGTCCAGGGCGTGCTGCATCA